GTAAATTTCTTTTGGCGTGCTAAGACCTCACCACATGACATACATGTATAGTATCCGTTTGCCCATCGTCTAGCATCAACCCACTCGCTAAAACAATGCTGACATAGTTTATTATGGTGTTCCATGTTATTCACTCGCTTTCTTAATTAGTCTATATAGTTCTACCTTTTGATGAAGTTGGCGAAGTTCCTCTAATGTTAGTGAGTATCGCTTGTTAATATCTCTATTAAAGTCTTTATCGTCAATATCATATAAATGAGCTGAATACCTTAAAAACTTATTCATGTCATCAATAATTTCCCATCTCTCAGGTTTCATTTCAACCACATACCTAAGATAATACCGATGACAACCCACACTCCTGTTTCTGCAAACTTCTCAATAGCTGTCGGTCTTATGGGTTTATGTGCCTCAGATAACATAACTTGCCTTTCATTATCCGTATCTTTTTTTGCCTGCTTTACAGCACGACGGATATAGGCTAGGCGTTTCTTTTCTTTGTAAGTCGGGCTAAATAAAAACCTATCCCTTGATGATATCTCTCTAATCTGATTGTGCGTTAGTTTCATTTTGTTTCTCCTTTATCATGGTTAATAAATAATAGCGTGGGTTGCCCTCGCTGACTAAACAAAACTACATCAGCTAAGATAATCTCTCCCATCACTATAACTCTATTATAGCAAAACTTTACATATTATTCCATAGTTTCACTTGATTATTTTTGGTTGGGTTTCGTGATACTTTACAATAAGCGAGGAATGTGATAGGTCTTGCTAGGTTGGCGTAGCATACAACCATGTTGGCGAAGTTGGCTAAGTGCTTGATTATATTAGAGGTTCATGGTTCAAAAATACCCTAACTTTACTATAAAAACCGAACCTTTACATATTTTGTAAAAGAGCTAGTTGTAAGTTATTGATTATATTATATTATATATTATATATATTTATATATTTTTACTTTAAAACACAAAAGTTCACGGTTCATGCTATTTTCGTAGGATGAGGGGGGAATATGTAAAGTTATTTTTTACATTGCATTGCGAGAAAGAACGACGCAAAACACTTCCCCCCGTCCCCTATTGCGTAGAACCATGAACTTATGAACCTTTGTTTAAAATCAATCACTTAGCCAACTTAAAACATGAACCGAAAACTGAACCCACGAACCTAAAACCTGAACCAACTTCGCTATTGTAAAGTCTTGCCACGCCAACTACGCTAACTTTACATATTTTGTTTATGAACTGCGTTGGCGTAGCTAACTTTACTTTAACCTATCCGTAGATATATTCTTTAACGACGCCAACTACGCTAACTTTACAATAACGAAGTTGGCGTGGGAAACCCACGGCGTTAAACAGCGTTCATGCTTTGCACACCGACGCTAACGACATCGACGACACATAACTGGTCTCAATGATGTGGTAGGCAAACTTAGGGTGGAAGATGTTGGCGTGGCTGATGGGTTTAATTTACGATAGCGTATGATGAGCGCTCTAGATATAAAACTGGTATCAAAAATTTAGGCCAAAAAAAAAAAAGGGGCCCGAAGGCCCCTAAGTATTACTTCTTGAAACCAAACTTAGCAAGTAATTCTTCACCTTGCTTTAAGTATCCGCCCCAAGCGTCTATGAATTGCGGTGTGGCGGTGATATCACCTTTAGATTTGGCGGTGATTAAGCGCTTACGCTCTGCGATAATAGTATCATGAGCGAATTCATGATAGGTTTTTGATACGCGGGTTTCACTATCTTTAGGCATAAGTTTTTTAATCGCGTCAAACAAATCCTTTTTGGCGCTTCGGATATGGTTTTGACACCTTTCGCGTAAAGGTTTGACTAGCTCATACTGCGCCAAATCCTTAGACTTCATGGCGGTGATTTGCTGAGTAGATAAGGCCATCACATAAGATACATCAATATGATGACGCGCCACACCTTCAGTTTTGTCATACTCGGCCTGTGATACCTTTTCTAGCTTACCCTTTTTGGTAATGTAGAAGCCTTCAGTATCAGGGTTCCATTCAGTGAAGCGCAATTGAAAAGCGCTTTTAATCTCAGTAATGACAGGGCTATCATCATTTAAATCTAAGATGTTAGGTTGCTCAGAGTAGATAGCTTGAGCCACACTGGTGCTGTCTTTTTTATGGCCAGCAAATTTATAAGCATTGTTAAAAAGATTTGAATACATATGATACTCCTATTTAAAGTTTAAAAAATATCAAGGCGGTTATCGCTTTGACAAATACATTTATACCAAGCCAACGGCGCTAAGTAAAGCCATTGGGTAGCAACGGCGCTAAATAGCCACCGCGCCAACGACGCAACCGCGCCAACGCGGTCTAGCTTCCGCGACGACACATAACTGGTATCAAAAGATAAGGGAGCCTTGCGGCTCCCAAACCCATACTACTCTGATTCAAGTTGTTTAGTTGTTTGATAATATTCTTCAAGGTTAAGCTGTAACCTAGACAGTATTTCATATCGTCGTATTGCTTCATCACTTACTTCATCAAAGGTCATACTGCGATATGTTTCAACTGTTGGGTTGAGTGTCATTACTAATACTTCTACTTCTGCGTTAGATAACTTCATATACTACTCCTTAAAAAGGGGGCCGAAGCCCCCGGTTGATTAGTCATCACTAGGCATATTAGCAACTGCATGTGCTAAGCCATCGTAGATTATGTTATTGAGGAATGCTGTGTTCTTGTAGATAATACCTTTTGCATCACTCATTATCTTTGGTCTACACTGACTCATGTGCTTGCTTGTTGACTGTGAATACTTGTCATAGTTACCAAACCATGCATGACTGATTGCATCATACACATACATCGGGAAGTGTTTACCATAACTATATACTACATAACACATGTCATGTTCCCATACGCCGAATGTATTACTACCTTTGAACTCTTTACATTCTGATACTACTACACTTGCATTTTTGTTTGCTATCTTGTTCATACTATTCCTTTCATATAAACACAAAGCTTTATTGCCTTGCTTGATAACATTTATACCTAAATCGGAATACTAGGTAAAGCAAAATAGTATAAAAGGTATAACCCCACCCATACCCTACCCCCCAAGATGGCAATGGGACTCCCTTCCCCCCACACCCCTCGGATTTATATGAATAACTTTATAAAAATTGAAAATAGAAACCCACCCCCTATTAAAAGAAAAGGGGTTTAGAAAAAAATTATATAAAAAATTTTAGAAAACGGGGTTTCATTCAAAACCCTAAAGATGCAACAATGAATGAAAACTAGATTGCTTTAGGATCGAAGTTGTATAACTCGGAGTAGACGTTTTTGATACGGAGAAACTTAGGGCCATGCTCATGGAAGTCTTCATCGCCCCTAACATAAAGAGCTAAATGTACCATTTCATGAAGAAGTGTTTGAAATATAGTAGTGAAATGCCCACAAGCGTTAGAACTTATTTGAATTTCCATCTCGTGTTCATCAAAACAACCATATATATTAGGGTTTTTAATTACTTTAAACCTAACTTTAGAAGACTTAGGCATAGGAAGGGTGTTAAAAGGTGCCATTTGACATGCCATATTGTATAGTATTTCCAAATTCTTTTTAGTCAACGTAGTTTTCATTAGAAAGTCCAGGTTATTACTACTAAAGCTTTGTCATAATACTGAAATATTAGGTCCATACCACCTCCTTATTTGCATATTATACAAAATATACCCTACATTCCCTAATTAAAACCTCTAAAATTTGCGATTCAAACAAAATAGGCTATAATATTTTACAAGAGCTGCAAAATTCTATTCAAAGGTGTAATCAGCGACACATGTCAGAACAAAAAGAAGAACTAAATCAAGATCTTAGTGGGTTTGACCATGTCGTCATGATGCCAAATATCGACGAAGATGTGGCTCTACCTAAATCCGCTTCAGATGCATTACCCGAACTCAGTCTTGACGACGAAATTATTATGCGTGCGAAGACAATCAAGCTTATCTCGGATCTCAAGGGAGAGAACATCGAGCCAACAGCGCAAAACGTAGCCGAAGCGAAAGAAATTGCTAAACAAATGATTAACAATCCTGAATTACGACCTGAATTTGGTATTATACCGAACGAAACGCTTGCATTCTTAGCCGGCATCGTTGCTCAGTCACAACATATGCTAGTCAAAGACTATGCTGACTTTAAACTCTACGTAGTCAATAGCTTGGTCAAAATAGCTGAAACAGCCAAGACAGATAAGGATAGGTTGGCGGCGTTGACGAAGATAGGCGAGATTGACGGGGTTGATGCATTTAAAAAGAAAACTGAAATTACGCATATATCTAAGACGATTGAGGAAGTTGAAGACAGTCTATTAAAAACCTTAGAAGCTATTGAGGGCAAAATTATTGATGTTGAAGAAGTTGACGAAGTTGACGAAGATGATGACGTTGGCGTAGAAACCAATGACAATTAAAAAGAAGTTGACGAAGCAAGATGTAGATAAATTACGTCGAGCGTTGCCACACATGCCAGAAACGTTAAAGAGGCAGACTGAAAAAGACTTATTAGAGTATAAAGAGAAGTTAGTTGAGAAGACAGGTAAGGTACACTTTTTAGATTTTATTGACCATGTATACGCTGGTTATAAGGTAGGAGCACATCATAGAAAACTTGCACAGATATTCGAGGACATTGCAGCAGGAAAGAAAAAAAGAGTTATTGTTAACATCGCGCCACGTCATGGTAAGTCGGAGCTTATTTCTTACTTGGCACCGGCATGGTTTCTTGGCAAGTACCCACACAAAAAAATTATTATGGCATCTCACACAGCTGACTTGGCAGTTAACTTTGGGCGTCGTGTCCGTAACCTTGTGGGTAGTGATGCGTACAAAGACATTTTTCCACAAGTAGAACTACAAGCTGATAGTAAGTCGGCATCAAGATGGGGAACGAATTTTAATGGTGAATATTTTGCTATTGGTGTGGGTGGTGCCCTCGCTGGTCGCGGGGCTGATCTTTTTATCATTGACGACCCACACTCTGAACAAGATGCAAAACTTGGACGTTCTGATGTTTTTAAGCCTGCTTGGGAGTGGTTTCAGTCTGGCCCTCTACAACGTCTTATGCCTGGCGGGGCGATTATTGTAGTGATGACACGTTGGTCTAAGCTAGACTTGACCGGCGAGATACTTAACCAGATGGTTAAACAAGATGGCGTTGATGAGTGGGAAGTTGTAGAGTTTCCTGCAATCATAGAAGGTAAAGATGGTAAAGAAGAAAGCTTATGGCCAGAGTTTTGGGAACTAGATGAGTTACTAAGTAAAAAAGCAGCATTAGATATACGATACTGGAACGCTCAGTATATGCAAAACCCTGTATCAGAAGAAGGCGCTTTAATTAAAAGAGAGTGGTGGAAGATATGGGAAAAAGAAGACCCGCCTGATTGTGAGTTTACAATCATGTCTCTAGACGCAGCACAGGAATCAAATAATAGGGCTGATTATAACGCACTTACTACATGGGGCGTATTTTACAATGAAGAGACAAACAACTATAATATCATATTATTAAACTCAATTAAAGAACGACTTGAGTTTCCAGAGCTAAAAGAGCTTGTACTTCGTGAGTACAAAGAATGGGAACCAGACGCATTCATAGTAGAAAAGAAATCTAACGGTGCTGCTCTCTATCAAGAAATGAGACGCATGGGAATACCGGTAGGGGAGTTCACACCAGGCAAAGGCCAAGATAAAGTCTCTAGAGTTAATTCAGTATCTGACTTATTTAGATCAAGTATTGTATGGGCGCCAGATAGACGATGGGCTAAAGAAGTTATAGAAGAATGCAATGATTTCCCTTCTGGTGCAAATGATGACTTAGTAGATAGTACTACCATGGCACTAATGAGGTTTAGACAAGGTGGGTTTATTAGACTACCTAATGATGAACCTGAAGAAGTGTATGGCTTTAGAAGCGATAGAAAAAAATTATATACGGTTTAAAGGATTAATATGGCAGATAATATAGATAAAGGTTTATACCAAGCTCCACAGGGGATTGCAGAATTAGCACCTCAAGAGGCTGACTTAAGTATTGAAATTGAAAATCCAGATTCAGTAACTATTGGTGCTGATGGTATGGAAATTGTTATAGAACCAGGCAAAGAAGTTAGTGAAGAGTTTAATGCTAACTTAGCAGAAGAATTAGACGAAGGTACTTTAACACAATTATCAGGTGACTTACTTGGTGATTACCAAAACGATATTAATGCTCGTAAAGATTGGTTAACTACTTATGTAGATGGCTTAGATCTTTTAGGTATGAAGGTAGAAGATAGAACAGAGCCATGGCCAGGTGCATGCAATGTGTACCATCCTCTCATGTCAGAAGCTCTTGTGAAGTTCCAAGCAGAAACTATGATGGAAACATTTCCAGCAGCAGGTCCTGTAAAAACTCAGATCATTGGTAAACAAACTCCAGAAAAAGAAGAAGCAGCTGTTCGTGTTAAAGACGATATGAATTATCAGCTGACAGAAAAAATGCCAGAGTATAGACCTGAGCATGAAAGAATGTTATGGGGTCTAGGTTTAGCTGGTAACGCATTTAAGAAAGTATATTTTGATCCTAACTTAGATCGTCAAGTATCTATGTTTGTTCCTGCTGAAGATATTGTCGTACCTTATGGTGCTTCATCATTAGAGACAGCAGAACGTGTAACGCATGTAATGCGTAAGTCAAAAAATGATTTAAAGAAATTACAAGTTGCAGGGTTCTATCGTGATATTGATTTAGGTGACCCTGATAATGTATTAGAAGAAGTTGAGAAAAAGATTGCAGAGAAGATGGGCTTTAATGCAACTGAAGATGATCGATATAAAATTCTTGAAATGCATGTTAACTTAGATTTAGAAAATGGTGATAGTGAAGATGGTATTGCAGTACCTTATGTTGTTACACTAGAATCAGGATCAGGTACAATCTTAGCTATTCGACGTAATTGGGACCCAGAAGATAAGAAAAAATTAAAACGACAACACTTTGTTCATTACGGATATATTCCAGGATTTGGATTCTATTGTTTCGGTCTAATTCATTTGATTGGAGCGTTTGCTAAGTCAGGCACAATGATTTTAAGACAACTCGTTGATGCAGGTACTTTAAGCAACTTACCAGGGGGTATGAAGTCACGTGGTTTACGAATCAAAGGTGATGACACCCCAATAGCTCCAGGCGAGTGGAGAGATGTGGATGTACCATCAGGCGCTATCCGCGATAACATCTTACCCTTACCTTATAAAGAGCCTTCACAAGTATTAAATGCTTTAATGAATCAGATTATTGATGAAGGTAGAAGATTTGCTAGTGCTGCTGATATGAAAGTATCTGATATGAGTGCAAACTCACCTGTAGGCACAACATTAGCAATTCTAGAACGTACATTAAAAGTGATGTCTGCCGTACAAGCTCGTATTCACTATGCAATGAAACAAGAGTTTAAATTATTAGCAGGTATTATTCGTGATTACACACCTGATGAATATTCTTATGAACCTGTAGAAGGCCCACCAAGAGCTAAAAAATCTGATTATGATGATGTAGATGTTATACCTGTATCAGATCCAAATGCTGCAACTATGTCACAAAAAGTTGTACAGTATCAAGCTGTAATGCAAATGGCAGCTGCTAATCCGCAAATCTATGATCAAGTAGAACTTAATAAACAAATGCTTGAAGTATTAGGCGTTAAAAATATTAATAAACTTATTCCTAGTTCTGAAGATCAAAAACCAAAAGATCCTGTATCTGAAAATATGGCTATTCTTAATGGTAAACCTGTTAAAGCATTTCTCTATCAAGATCATCAAGCACATATTCAAGTTCATATGTCAGCTATGCAAGATCCAAAGATTATGCAACTAGTAGGACAAAACCCACAAGCTCAAATGATTCAAGCTGCTGCAATGGCGCATATTAATGAACATATTGCGTTTGAATATAGAAAACAAATTGAAGATCAACTTGGTACATCATTACCAGCAGAAGATGCACAACTTACTCCAGAAATGGAAATTCAATTATCTAGACTTACAGCGCAAGCTGCGTCACAACTATTACAAAAAGATCAAGCTGAAGTTCAACAGCAACAAGCAGAGCAAGCTCAGCAAGATCCGATTGTACAAATGCAACAACAAGAACTCATGCTTAAACAACAAGAGTTACAACTTAAAGCTCAAAAAACTCAAGCAGATATTCAAGCAGAACAACAACGTCTTGAACTTGATAAGATGCGTATTGAA